CTTTGAAATCTTTTAGTCTTTTAACGTGTCGCCAAATAACCATATCGCCGTTGTTGTTTTTGTAGGGAGTTACATAATACATATTACTTTCTCCAAATAAAAAAGCGCCCCGAAGGGCGCGTTAATTTAATAGTATCCTTCACGAACTTTGTGAAGGATATTAAAGATCTCTGACTCAGTGAAACGAAGCTCTTTTAAAGCTCCAGCCAAGCCACTGTAATCAGGATGAGGCTTGATATAAATATAAAACTGAACAAGAGATTCGATATCAACATTATTAGGCCGCGATACGGAAGACATCAGAGTTGCATACCTTCCGAACAATTTCTGAACGCTTCTGATTAACCGAAGCAATGTTGATTTGAGACTTCTTGGTAGGTGCTGGAGCATGAGTAGACCAATCCGTTAGTGTATTGTAAACAGCCCATTGAGTTTTGCCCATCTTCTGAGAGTACTGACTCCAAGCCTTGGCAAGATATGTCAACGCACTATTCAGTCGAGGGAGCTTGTCAAATACTGCTGACCAAGATACACCGCTCTCGTGAACTGCGGCCTGAACTAGATCAAGACAGCCAGCGGCCTCTGCAAAAGTATACATAGCCTGTTTCTCAGTAACCGGAGTCTTGTACATAGTCTGCCACAAGTCACGTTCTTTTTCAAACACCTCAAGAGATTTGACAATAGCGCGAGAGGCTTGTTTGATGTCCAAGTTTTTAGTGTGTCGAGCCTTGAACAAACCAGCCTCGCCGGTAATAAATACTTGACCGTTGAAGCAAGCAGATTGATGAGCGCCTGCTGACATAATAAAAGCAAACGTACTATTGAGGGAGGTCACGCCCAACAAAGTAAGAGTGGCGTTGTCGCCGTCAGGAGTAAGATAACTATGCTCTGGCAAACGATACTTTACAAATGTCGCCGCACCGTTGTGACTGCACTCAATCTTTTCAATAATACCGTCAGTTCTCAAACCACTACGCATAATGATTGCACGTTGAGCGTCAATTAATTCGCGGGGTGCAACAGGTTTGTAGTTTTTACCATGAACACCAAGCTCGTCCATAGTATCTGTACGAACAACAGCAACTTTTGATGACTCATACCATTGATTGGTGTCATCATTGAAGTAAAGCATTGGGCGGGTTGCAACAGGAAAATCAGCAACGCCATAACCTTTACCAGCAAAAGGATCTGCTGGACGATGAGTACCAAAGATAGAAATTACATCTGACATAATATGTCTCCAGTTAGTTTAAAGGTTCACCGCATTTTGAAGATAGCTATAATGTACTTGGGATACATGAAAGCCATCCTCAAATCTTTTAGACTTGGTAGCAAGAGTATTACACCAAGTATTCCATAACTTTTCTGTACCAATGTCGTGACATATAGAAATATAATTCATAACACGACGATTCTTTATAGCTTTTGACTTTAAAGACTTAGATAATTTTAAATCTTTCATTGGGATATTGTACATCCGAATGTTGTGGATGTCAATACAACCGACAAGCCCCGCTGTTAGCTGACAAACAAAGCCAGCCTTTGCCATACCTAACCCATCAATTTGCAAAAATACATTCATTAATGATAGCGCCCTATCATCATCAGATTTATTTGAGTTAAGCACCGCAAGATACTGAGAATAAATAAATTCTTTGCGAGACATGAGTGACTTATATGTTTTGGCTTTGTTGCCCCATATAAATCTGGAGTCGATGCCGTTTAGTTTTACATCTTTAAGCTGGTCGCCAACCGCAAACCACGGCTGTTGTATACTCAATACAACCATCAACACAACATCAGCAAGGTTGTCGCTTGACAATCTAGAATAATTTTGCACGGCTTTGGCATGAGTGTCATACATCATTCAGTTCCTCAATAGAATCAAAGAAAGAATCATCTGGGTAAATACCATGCGTCAAAAAATCAAGTTGGGTTTGAGTAAGATTTGGCATGGCCTCTGCCGCCGTCATTCTATTTTTCTGCCAGTTATCTAATTGTTCGGCGGTGACCGGCAGATCAACACTGTGTAATTTATTCATGTACGTCATACGAAATTTCATCTCGGCCTCCGTCACGGTGGTGGGCTTCTTAAGTCTTTAAAACCCTTTACCCTGTAAAGGGGTTTTAAAGACTTAAGAAGCCCCCGTTAATTTAATTCTCTTATTTCAGGGGTGAGATCCCATGTTGTATCCCATAAATTATTATATATCAATAGATCTTTTACACCTTTCCAAATACTTTCTTTATCACCATACTTACTATCAAAACTTATTCGTCGTTCAACAGACGCACAATTTAAAGTAATATACTCATAACTTTTATTTCCGAACCGAACACAAAACATATTCTCGTCGCCACCATAATTATTTTCGTGACGATATACATCTAAGTTATTAACAGCAAATAAAAAATTATTTATGCCGTGATTACAATGATCTTCATATAACATAAGAATCTCCTTATAGATTCTATAAGCTATCGGGAAGGGCGTGACGCTTCCAAGTACGCCCCACATATTTGGTGGTTATGATAGTCTCAGTTTCCCAGCCAGATACAATATCGGCAAGGTCTAGTACCTCATCATCTGTAAGGTAACCAAGAACATCATCAGTCACGGGCGTGTCATAGCATATGTCACCAGTAGGCCCAATCAAAGCTACTTCCCACAGACCCTCATCGCCCCCATAACTGTGACAAGTTATATTCGGCTCATGATTTATAATGTGATTATCCCAATCAACATCAATAAATTTTCGAGATGGATTGAGTATTGCTGAGAGCGTCCAGCCATTGTCGCAGACATATAATTTTTTTATGCCTGAATCGGTATTGAAAACCTGAAGGCTAAATTTATCCATTTGAATCTCCTTATAGATTCTATAACGCCAGAATAACCCCAGCGATAATGATGACAATGTAACAGCTTGCAACAATAAGCAAGCGGCTCTCACGGTACTGCGCCTCTGCACGAGTCATAATTTTTCTCCACAAAAAAAGGGGCCGAAGCCCCCGAAGTTCCCCCACAAATTAACGAAGTTTCAACAGACACATATCGCCTTTCTCGTTGATCTTGTAAAAACTATAACGTCCTCTAAGATAAGTTGAAGCCGCTTGCTGAGTCTTGGCTTGATCTACTTTTGGAACAATAAACCATTCCATTGATCGCATCTTTTCAAACCGCTCTCTCCAATTAGATTGCCGACCACGAAAGTTTAATGGCTGTGGAGCAGTCCCACTGTTTACAGTGTGATAAGTTACACCAAAAGCTGAGTTAGTTTCAGAATCTAGAAAACGCATAATATATCTCCAAGAAAAGTTTAGGGTGAGTGGTTGACTTGTAAACTATATACACACCTTGTGGTGTCGAGTTTACCATTTTTAAGCATAGCGCCAACCAAACTATGCCCACCCAAGACGGGCTAAACTAATTTATCTTTGTGCTTCTGGCCTCTAACTTTCTTTGAGGCTTTCTTGCGGTCTTTAAATACTTTAGCTTTGTTGAACTTGTTAGCGTTCTTTGCTACAAAATTATCTTTCATATTAAAGACCTCAAAAAAACCCCGCCGAAGCGGGGCTATAAAGATTACTTACGAAGAGTAATCAGCTTTTTAAACTGAGCCGGGACTTGCTTGGCTTTAAAGAACTTTTGAGCCTCGCCATGAGTCATTTGAATATCCTGCTCGTTATAAAACCTGTACAAAATAGCTTTGAACATACGAGTCGCCATATATGTTTTTGCCTTGTCACCTTTGGTGTGCAACTGAGCAAAGTGATATGCAACACCGTTAAACTGACGGTAAGAAGCAGGCTTGTTGGGGTCGAGAGTAGAGTAATCAAACTGAGACATAAGCACCTCCAAGTGCAATGAAGTTTAGGGTGGATGAGAACCGGCTGGCAGTCCTCTAAGGGCTTCTAAGTTTTAAAACCCTCACAAGTGAGGGGTTTTAAAACTAAGAATCCCTAAGCGTCGAGGTCGGTCAATAAATTTTCAAGCGTCTGAGAAATTAAATCTAGTCGGTTGCGCTCAAGTATTTGATCGCCTCGTAAATTTATTTCGTC